CCCGATATTAATATGCAAACTATTGTTGATAAAATTTATGATGATATTGGCGATAGCAATTTAACTATGGGACAATTAGATATTGCTAAAAGTACAACAACTTTATTTAAACTAAAAGCCCAAAATGAAATGGTTGAAAAAGCACAACCTAAAGTTAATATTAATATTGTTGAAACTCCAGATAAAGATGCTATACAAGAAAAAATTGAAAAATATAAGGAATTTATTGGAAAAAAAGGTGCATAATAAATGGATAGTAAAGAAATTGAAAAAGATTTAGACCAGTTGTTAAGTATTTTAGAAAATAATTTTAAATCTTTATCTAAAAAAAAGATACCAGAAAGTGAAGTTTTTTCTATTGTGCAAAATATCAAAGTTTTATTTCAAAATTTTGAAAGCGAAACTAGAAAATGTGGAATTTTAATTATTAAACGTTTTATCCCTATATTAGATTTACTTGTAAAAATCACTAAAAATAGTGGCTATCTTTATGACTATATGAACATTTTAAAGTATTGCTATAAAGTAGCATCAAGAATTTCTTTAATACATTATATGATTTATAGGGAGTGGGATGAGCCAGAAAAAGAAAAATTTTTCCAACCTAGATACAACATTTTATGTGGTTATATGCACTATTTACAAGAATTAGAGTGTAACCCTAAGTTTACTACATTAATATTTAACGCACCAAGTGGTTATGGCAAGACCTTCCCTAAGAAAATTAGTGAAGCATGGGCTTTTGGTATAGATGATACTGGTGCAATGTTATCTTTATGTTCTAACGATGATGTTGTTAAATCAGGTAGTAGAACTGTTATTGATGAAATAAAAAGCGAAAAATTTGGCGATGTATTCCCAAAATTAAAATGGGAAGAAAACGATAAAAAATTCTTTTTAAAAGAAACGGATAGCCAATGGAAACTTAAAAATTGTAAACTACCTTTTAGTTATTATGCTAAATCTACACAATCTAACGTTGTTGGTTCTAGGGCAAGTAAATGTATTCACATCGATGACTTGTACCCAGATTATAAAGATGCGATGAACGTTGAATTAAACAAGTATTACTTTAATAAGTCTATTACAGTATGGGAAAAACGTTTTATTCAAAATAAAGTACCTAAAGTATGTATCACGGGTACATTATGGGCAAGCGACGATTATATTGATTTAAAAATACAACAATTAAAAAGGGAACATAAATTTATTAAACACCCAATTTTTCCTTATACGTTTATTAGTGAAGATAAAACTTGCGCAATTATTCAAGTACCAGCACTAGATTATGTAACGGGTCAAAGTACTTGCCCCGAAATTAAATCTACAATTGATTTGTATAAAGAAAAAAACAATATGGAAGAATATTTGTGGGAAACAAACTTTCAACAAAGACCTATTAACCCCGAAAGTTTATCATTTAGTTATGAAAAGATTAGATGTTATATAACTATACCACAAAGTGATTTTAAAGGTTCTTATTCCGTAATAGATGCGACTAGAAAAAGTGGCAAAGACTTTTTTGCAATGCCTATATTTACTAAAGTGCCAAACGGAATAATACACGATTATTATTTAAGGGATGCTTTGTTTACTAAAACGGCGACCAAAGATATGTATTATGAAATTGCAGATAAAGTGCAAGAACATCATATTATTATGCTTGTAATAGAAAGTAATGTTACTAGCGAACTAAAACAAAATCTCGAAAAAATATTTGTAGAACGTGGTATTACATATTGTGAAATTTTAGAAAAGTTTAATACAATTCCTAAAGCAACAAGAATAGAAAATGAAAAACATATTATTAAAAAACAATTAGTATTCCCACAAAAAGGAATTTATGGTATAAATACACAAATAGGCTTGTTTATGGAAAATTTAATATCTTACAATGCTAGTGGTACTAATACTAACGATGATGCACCCGATAGTTGCGCTTTATTTGCTAGTGAAATTATTGAAGAAAATTCGCAACCACAAGTAGCAACACCTTTTGAAGGTATTAGAAAGTTTATGTAATTTGACAAGAAATATGTTATATGTTATATTTCATATTTGAAAGTGAACTCAAAGGGAGATGATGCAATGGAAACATTTGGAAGGCATACAATTTATGCTAATTATACAGAAGAACAACTTTTGAGTGGTAGTGTTAAAAAACAAGGCGAAAAAGTAATTGATATTTTAGTAAATAGTATTTCTTTACACGATATTAACCATAATGAAACACTTTATTTATTCAATTATCTTTATGGCGACCAAGATATAAAATTTAAAGAAAAAAAGACAAGAACAGATATAAACAATAAAAGGGTTGAAAATTGGGCTTGGGCATTTCTTGATTGGAAAAAAACATTTTTACTTGCTAAGCCTATACAATATGCACCCGTAAATGATGTAAATAACGAAGAAATATCAAAGTTAAATAGTTATAATGTTTATGAAGATAAACAAGCATTAGATTTAGATATTTACGAAGATATATTTATTGCAGGTCGTGGTTTTAGATACAATTTTGGTAGTCCTATGAGTGATGAGGATGAAGCACCTTATGAATTAATAAATGCGCCTTTTGAAGATACGGAGGTTGTTTATTCAAGTTCTATTGGTCATGAGCAACTACTTTCATACATAAAGACTAGCAAAAAGTATATTTGTACACAATTAAACCCAGAGACAGGTTTAGTGGAACAAATGGAAAAAAATTACGATGAATATAACGTTTATACTAGAAAAAATATGTTTGTTATAAATAACAAAGATACTAGCAATTTTGTTGTTGTTAAAACAAAACCAATTATTATAAACGAACACGTTATTACAGAATACTACCTTAATAGAAAAAGAATAGGCTTTCTTGAATTAGGCAAGCCAATATTTGATGATATAAACTATGTTGAAAATCTTGACTTAGATGATATTGAAGCATTTGTTAATAGTATAATGGTATTTACTAACGCAGAAGTAAACCAAGCAAGTATGGAAGCAATTAAAGAATATGGCGCTGTTTCAATTAAATCAACAGACCAAAAGAAAGCAAGTGTTGAAATACTACAATCAAGACTAAAAGCATTGGATACACAAATTTATTATTTAAGAAAATTAAGCGCATTACATAATATTTTAGGGGTACCTCAAGCAACTAACAATGGTGATGTTAGCAATGCCGAAACTGGTAAGGCTTTCTTAACAGGTCAAGGTTTTACAAGCGCAAGTGTACGTGTAGAGGGCGAAGAACAAGCATTTAAGAGATGCGATAGAAATTCACTTAAAGTTATTCTTAAAATTTGCAAAAACACTGCAAATAGTGGTATTATTTCATTAAAGGTTAGCGATATTGAAAGTAAGTTTAGCCGTGATTTAAGCGATAATCTACTTAACAAGACACAGGCTTTATTAAATCTAACTACTGCACAAATACCACCTGAAATTAGAAATCAAGTTATTGGTTTATTTAGCGACCCCGTGTCTGTTACAAAACTACAAGAACAATTCCAAGAAGAACAAAGACAATTACAACAAGAAATATTTAATAGACAAAATGAAAATACAAGCAATAACGATAATAAGGTCAATGAACAAAATAACAAGATACAAGACACAAAAGAAAACGATAAACAAGGACAATAAGTCCTTTCAATGCCAAGTTAGCACAAATGGTAGTGCAATTCCCTTGTAAGGAAAAGGTTGTGAGTTCAAGTCTTACACTTGGCACCATTTAATATCTCTCGCGAGTGAAACGGATATCACGATAGGTTCATACCCTATAAATAGTGGGTTCAACTCCCATGCGAGAAACCATTATTACTCTTTAGTGTAATTGGTAACACACCACACTTTGACTGTGGCGATTTAAGTTCGAGCCTTGAAAGAGTAACCATTAATAGGCAAGTAACTCAGTTGGTTAGAGTACACGGCTTATATCCGTGTAGTCGTGGGTTCAAGTCCTACCTTGCCTACCAAATATATTCTCTATGTAGTTGGTAAACTATGTTAAAAAAATTACTGTATAAGGAGGAGAATTATGACTATATCAAGAGAAGAAATCAAAAAACAATTAGGCGAAGGTGCAACAGAGGCACAAATTAGTGCAATGTTAGATTTGTTGCATAATAGCGAAAAAAATTTAAAAGAAGAAAAGAATAATCTTCAATCACAATTAGACAAATTAAGCGATTATGATGATATGAAACAAAAACTTGCTAAAATAGAAGATGAAAAATTAACTGAGCAAGAAAGACTACAAAAAGACAAAGAAGAAATTGCTAAAAATCTTAAAGAAAGCAGAATAGTTAAAAACAAGGCTAAAGTTATGACTGTATTAGCAGGTTTAGATATTGATGAAGAACTTATTGACAGTTTAGTTAGTGAAGATGAAACTATATCTATAAATAAAGCAAATAAGTTGAAAACAAAAATTGATACTTTAAGTACTGAAATAGAAAAGAAAACAAAAGAAAATTTAACTCAACTTAATATTAAACCTAGTGTTAATGATAAAAACCTTGATGCAAATGTGATGACTTTTGACAAATTTAGAAGTTTAAGCCAAGAAGAACAAAATAAATTTGCTCAAGAACATCCACAAGAATTTGAAAATTTATAAGAAAATAGGAGATGAAAATTATGGCAAAATTTGATAGCAAATCATGGAACCCACAAGTTTGGGAAAAATACATGAGAAAAGTACCAAATACTAAAGAAAATGCCTTAATCAAAAA